TATAAGCCAATTAATTTTTCCTTTAATTCATTAATTTGCTTTTGTTGCCCTTTAACTGCCTCAATAAGCACACCGACTAAATTATTATAGCTGACAGATTTTTTCCCTTGCTCATCTGTGTTAACTGCGTTGGGCAATACTTGCTCTACGTCTTGCGCTAAAACGCCCTCGGCACTTCCTTGATTATTTTTCCAATCAAAAGACACGCCTGTTATGTTTTCCAGAATAGCCAAGGGATTTTCTATTGGCGCAATATTTGTTTTTAAAGTTGCGTCAGAAGTAGCGTTAAAAGTGTTTGCTGTACACGTATTTGTTACAGTCAATGCGCTAAAAGTTGGGCTATCGCTTGTATTTAAGCTTTGGTTAAAAGGGTTGCCGCTTGAAACAGTAGCCCAAGCGTAATCACTGCCGTTCCATTGCAGATATTGACCACTCGAAGCACTTGAGCGGTTTAAATGCGTGTCTACATCACTATCAGAATATCCCGCTGGAACAGCTGCCCAAGTTAATCCACCTGTATTTCCTGACTGTGCTGAAAGGAAGTATCCATTTGTAGGTGAGTTACTTACTTTTAGATTAGCTTCATCAACTACATTATCAGCAATAACTGTTGCACCGTCAGCAGAGCTTGTAACCTCGCCACTATGATTAGGGTGAACATAGTTGTTAGCACTTGCGGCTATACCAGATAGCTTTGTATTTAACGCTGTAGTAAAAGATGCTGTAGTGTTATCTAGTACAGAGGAATGTGCTTGAACGTCTGTACCTATAACAGAACCTAGTGTAGTTCTTGCTGCAGTAGCATGTGCATCATCAATAAGAGTAGCTCCATATGCTGATATTGTTAATCCAGCAGGTATGTCAGCGTCTTTTAACTCTGCAAGTTTTGTAGATCTGGCTAATTCTGCAAACTGTCTATTCTTTGATTTTGTCATGATGCTGTTCCTGATCCTCCAGCATGTCCGGTTCTTCCTAAAGTAAGATCACCGAAGTCTGTGGAATTTCCTGCGGTTTGTATAGTAACTTGCTCAATTACATTTGATGTAGCATTGTTGTAATAACCCGTCATTACTGCCTTTGTTCCATTACTGCTTGCAGCGCCATCAAACCTGTAACTAAGAAGATCTCCAAAATCGGTAGCATTCCCTGCAGTTTGGGTTGTAACATAATCGATCACAACCCCGTCTGATGCCGTTCCAGAAACCGAACCACCAAGAAAAAGAGATCTAGTAGTATCTGCAGCTCCAGAGCCTTCTTTTCTTGATATAGTAAGGTCTCCGAAATCTGTGGCATTTCCTGTAGTATCAATAGTTACATACCCTATTGTATTTTCATACCCAAAGCTTGCGTTCTGACCACCTCCAAATAAACCTCTAGATCCATCACCTGCACCTGCAGCATTATTTAATGCTATAGTAAGGTCTCCGAAATCTGTCGTGTTTCCAGTATTAGCTATAGTTATATACTGGATTTCATTGACTCTGGCAGAAAGACTAGCAGAATATCCACCTGCAAATAACCCTCTTGTGCCGCTTGATACAATACCATTATTCAATCCACTAATTCCAGTATGTGTATGATCACCAAAATCAGAGGCATTTCCTGTGGTTGCAGTGGTTATATAATCCAAATTTTGACTATAGCCACTTCCAGTATAACCTGTACCAGTAACAAATCGAGTTGAGCTTCCAGTTGCCCTAGCTCCGTTTCTTGTTTCTGTTGTATCACCAAAATCGGTAGCATTACCTGCAGAGGTTAAATTAATATAATCTATTGTATTTTGATAATTTCCGTTTGCATAACCAGAAGCAAAAACACCTCTATCACCACCCCAAGTAAAAGCAGCGGCGGCGGCAGCGTTTAACTCAATCTCCTTAAACTCACCTGCTATATAAACCATAACTTTATCGTTGCCGCTGTCCCACCACAAAGCTCCATTTTTAGGACTGCTTGGCTCTGAACCAGAAGATGTATACGAGTATGTGTTTAGCGTAGAAAGAGCTGAACCTGCAGAGTGTGTAGGAGACACAGGAAAGTTTGGTTTACCTGAACCTGCTGCATTCTGTACGTTATCAACTTTTATTTCAGTCATTATAGCAACACCCACCTAGCTCCTGAAGGGACTGTAACAGTCGCCCCACTATTTATCGTAATCGGGCCTACCGACATGGCATTTTTATTTGTAGTTAAAGTATAACTTGTTGTAACTGTGGTAGAGTTTTCGTGAAAAACTGTGTCACTACCACCACCAGTAGCTCCACCCCCACCAGAAATAGTAGAAAAACTAAGTGTCCCACTACCATTTGTAACTAACGCTTGCCCATTTGACCCATCAGATCCGGGCAATGTAAAAGTGTTTGAGAATGTGGAAAGATTGCTATCGCCAAGCCCATATTCCACAACTTCTACTTTATCACCTGCAGCAGCGCCATCATCTAAGACGACACTTGTGCCATTTGTTGCCGTATAATCTCCCTGTAACAGTTTGATTCCATTGAGAAAAACATCAATGGTGCCTACTGTGTAATTTACCGTAAATGTTGTTTGGTTTGCTGTTGCCGTAAACTCGTTAACATTAAAAGCATTAGGAGCTAAAACTAAGTCTGCAGCAGAAGGGCTTATAAAAACCTTTGCATTGCCACTAAGATTTAGTAGAGATCCCGTAGAACTAGAAGTTAAAACTCTGGTTAGAGTAGTGCCTGAGTGAGTGTAAACACCTGTCCCAATCTCCCAAGCACTAACTCCATCTTCTATTACATACCTAACAGTATCTCCGTTACTAACACCACCAGAGGCAAAAGTTTGATAGCCTGTTTCCGCTGACCCTAATGTTATAGTTCCAGTACCAGTTGTACTTGTACCTACCCTAACTCTATCTGCGAATTTGACCACAACATCACCTTCAGACTATGCTATACGAATAATAGCGTTAGAAGCATCTGCTGCAGGGAACTGAATAGTAAAATCACCTGCTGTAGAAGTTTTGTCAGAACCAAAGTCCAATACAACGACTGTATCTGTTGTGCTTGATCCACTACCTGTTGTAGTATTGTAAATCAAAGCACCGCGAGCAGTCACAGTAGCATTAGAGAAAGTCAGATCAGCAAAGTCTGTCAAAGCTGTTGTGCCTGATGTTGTTGGGTCTACTCTTACTAGAGTTCCACCACCCGCAGTATAACCAGATCCACTTACTTCGTTAGAAGTTGTGTAAGCAGTTGTAGCTGCGTTAAAAGAAGCACTATTTGTATACATTGCTAATTTGAATACATCGCCTCCTGAGTTTTTGAAGTTGTGCGCTCCCTCAAGAAGTTCTTGCTTGAAGGACGTACACATGTAGTTACCAGAAAATGCCATATCATAATCTCCTTATTAGTTCGGCAAGTTTAGGATGCCCCGCGTCTTTCAAGGCATTATACACGGTTGTGCGGTCACTGCGAATAGCTTCTCGCATATAAAATGCAACCACTTTTTCCATGTGCTTTTTGAAGGCATTTGCCTGATCTCTAATAGCAGGATGTGATCCTTCAGAAACGCTTATCAATTTCTCTACACATCTCTCTGCTACCTCATCAGGTGTAAACCCTCTATTCTCTGTAGTTTTTATGTTAACTATAGGTTCTTTTGGTACATCTATATTAAACTTAAACATTAGCTTCATCAGGGCCGTAGCCCTCCTCCCCATTTCTATAGCCATCTTGTTGCAGCAGACCACCCACCTTGGTAAATGCTTGCATAGCCAGTTGATGTTGTTTTCTATACTCGTTCATAAGTTCTGTATCACCTTTCATAAACGAATAAGCTTCTAATAATGACCCATACAGCAAAGCTGTTTCGGCATTGTCACCCAACCATGTTGTACCCGCTGTTACAATAGATGGTGGATCGTAATAGTAATTTATTTGAGCTAGATAGGCTTGATCTGGAGTTGGCGCTAATATGAAAAACCCCGGAGTGCTTGTTGTACCCCCAACAAACTGACCATAATACTTAGGTAAGCCTGTATCAGAAGCAGGGTATGCTTCTTTCATATAAGTCACGTTCTTGTTTAAGAGGTAGCTCCAGTTACCACTCGCATCCTGTATAGCTATAGAGTACACAGCTATCATATCACTTGGCCTAGCTAGATACTGAGAACCTGACGCAGTAGAGCCAGTAGAAGCTTTTCTAAGCTCTGGTATGAGAACCTGACGAAGTATCTTCTCTTCTGCCTGACGGACAAACGTAGGGATGTTAGCCACAAAAGAAGTCTCTGTGTTTTCCGTATAGTCCTTTATAGCCTGTGTTAGCTCTGTGTAGTTCATTTGAACTTATCCGTTCCTACTAAAATTACCGCCTCTAACAGCTTTACGCATACCTTTGCATGTGCGACCGCCATGCTTCATTTTTAACGTGTCGTCTTTCGTCTTTGTAAAACCCATTCGGTTTATAACAGGTTCAGGTAATTGGCCCAAACTATTCTCTTTACCTTTAGGGATTGGTTTTAACTTTCCGGGCATGTCTAATCTCCTTTTAGCAATCCTATCATGTTTAAATTCTCAAATCTACCGTTAAGGTGTATTTGCCTGACCCCCCATGCCGCTATGATTTGTACAATAGTAGTACAGAGTTGGTGCGCCTGAAGCTACAGTAATCCTAGTATAAGCACCTGCATTTCCTGCTGTCCCACCAGTTGTCACCCCAGTTGTATACTCTACGCCGCTTCCATGAGTTCCATCTGGTGTAGTAGAAAACCTTAATGGGTGACCACTATTACTTGAGTGAGATTGATCAAATGTATAAGTGCTACCTTCATTTAGCGTTCCTGTGGGCTGTTGTGAGCCATCAATAAAGTACTTATTGCCGTATCCAGTGCTTTGTACAGTAACAGTAAAAGATTGCTCCACATTAGTTGAAACGGTGGGTGAAGATGTACCACCAGTAGCTGAGACTCCGTTTGGAGTTGCAATCGCCTCTACCCCTAGTACATTAACTGAGCCTACTCCACCTATAGCAGCATTTGGAGCGTTTGCATTTGCAGTAAACACATTAGCTATAACAGTGCCAACAGTGGCTGTTAAAGGCGTACCTGTGACTGTTGCAAGGCTTTCATTGAAGTTTACAGTAACTGTACCTACAGATGCGGTCATATATTGTGCAGGGTTCCAAACAGGATTAAACCCAAATAACTGTCTGCTTTGTTCTAACGATCTATCTGGTCTAG